ATGCGAGGATACGAAGACGATGAAGGAGTTGATAAATGATTAGTCTTAGCGATGCGGCAGTCACAGAAGTAAAACGAGTCATGAAAGATGCTTCATATGATTCCGATCCCTATCTTCGAATAGGAGTAGCAGGAGGAGGATGTGCAGGATTTGATTATAAACTTTCTTTTGTTGATAAAAGCGAATACACGGAAGATATCTACAATAAATATAATCAGGATGGTATCACAGTTATAGTTGATAAAAAATCTGAATTATATATAGACGGCACGACTATCGACTGGTATAATGACCTTATGAAACAAGGCTTTACCTTTAACAATCCTAACGCAAGTCGCACCTGTGGCTGCGGGGAAAGCTTTAGTGTCTGATATTTGGGTTCTGGTACACGATTTAGGGAAAAATGATAATGGAAAATATTGGGACATGGAATTCTGATCTGCTGTTTATTTTTACAGCCGCTTTACTGCTACCAATCGTTTGGCATTTTGTTAATGAGATACTGGATATTATGAGAGGTAGAGAACCCGACACCACTGAAACAAAGTATGCAATAGCTATAGAGCGAATTGAAACAACACCAGAACCCAAAAGAACACCTCCTCCTAAACGGTCTAGTGTTACCCGTAAAGTCAAGCCATCCATAACAACGAAGCCCAAACCCAAAGCTACCCCCAAACCCAAGACTACCTCAAAACCCAAAGCTACCCCCAAGCCTAAAGCTACCTCAAAACCCAAGAAAAAGACTCCCCCTCAACCAAAACATAGTACTTCTTCAGAAGTAACACAAGAAGCAATTCAGGGTCTTATGTCCCTTGGTTTTCGCAAAAAAGAAGCCACTGACACGGTAAGGGGGTTTCTCAAGGATAAATCTTATAAGGATTCGGGAAGTATAATTCAGGATGTATTCGGTCAAAAGTCATAATTTGTGTATATATTAAAATGGGGGTGAAACTATGAGCCAGTTTGACACGTACATAAATCACAGTCAGTATGGATTATATTGTAATTCCTGTAAGACTGAATACGATTCCAAACTATGTGATCTCGTCGATATTGTTGAAACAAAATCTGGCAGATCATATGTATTTGTATGTCCATTTTGCGGCACCCAACAAAAAGGTGATATTATCGAAATGGAAATAGACTATGGAAGAACAGATCCTGCTCGCCGAAAGCGGCTATATAAATAATATCAAATACACTTATCCACCTAGCGCACATTACCGTAGGTTGTTGCGTAAAAGTGTATCTCAACTTGTCACTATTGACTGGAAAAATATCCTTCCAGACCCTCCTCAAAACGATAGTGATATCACCAGAAATGAGCTTAAAAACGTATCTGAGGCTACGAGTAATCGTACAAAATTAGATATAGATCTTATAAAGCTCGTGGATAAAGATCCCATCGATCTATTTCTGCCATTCTTAAAGAAACACAACCTTTCTTTTCCTCATAATATATTTAAGAAAGCTAACGATATCTTAGAAATTGTCGCCATTCAATTAAAATGGCAGTATTCACGACCACGTCCTTATCAGCTGGCTAAAATTTTTAATATCCCTCTAGATATTATTAATACTGATACTCATCAAACTCCCGCTTATCCTTCTGGTCATGCTGCCTATGGTGCTCTGGTGGCTTCTATACTGAGCGATATATACCCAGAACATGCACCTGAGTTCTACAGGATGGGATTACTAGCGGGTTATGCGAGAGTTTTACAGGGAGTTCATTATGCTTCTGATAACGATGCTGGTGTAGTTTTAGCAAACGTACTGTGGAATAATGTTAAACAGCACTTACTAAAAGGAATCTGATATGCCACTACCAACACCTAACAAAAACGAAAAAGAATCTGATTTTGTGCAAAGATGTATGCCTATTGCCAGCAAAGAGGCTAAAGATAATAAGCAAGCGATTGCTATTTGTATGAGTCAATTCAGAAAAAAGAAATCTCAAGGCCTTCTCGGTAAAACTGATGATGAATATAGAGCTACTAAATATAGTGAAGAGCTTGATGACACATCAGGCAAAACCAAAAAAGATTGGGATAAAATTGATAGAAAAGAACTCAAACGTGATACCAAAAAAGAAAAAAAAGAACATGAAAAGGACGCTATAAAAGACGATAAAGAAAAACTCAAAAAGCTTAAAAAAGATCCTCCTTCTGATAAGAAAAAAAGAGAAACTAAAGATCTGAAAAAAGACGAACGATACGACAAGAGAGATGCTTCTGATCGTCAAAGACATGAAAGACTAGATCGAGACGAAGATCATCAAGACAAGAAAGAAATGGATAGTGAAACACTTCGTGAACGCCTAAAGCATCACAAGGACGCTATCAAAAATATCGAAAGAGAAATTCGAGATTTGGAGAAAGATAAAAGAGAAGACAAGAAAGATGTTAAATACGAAAGGTAAAATGTGAGAAAATATCCAGAGATACATGTGCAGTGGGCGCCGCCTTCTGGTATTCATCATCAGGAATTTGAAATAAACGTTTTAGGATTAATGCCTAGCGGTGTACCATATGTCAGTGAAATTCTTGGTCCCACTCAGAACGAATGGAGGGGCAGTCTTCCGCTGTGGAATAAAGACGGTAAGGTATGGAACCCTAAATACACTGATGATGTGCATGTATCTATTACGTCTGTAAATGAAATCGAAGGGCACGACTTTAAATCTAAGGGAGCTTCTGTGGTTCTTACCGTAAAAGATTTGGAATGGATTCCTGACGCTCCCACGGAGGTGCGAGCCGAGGTTTCTCCCTTTCTATATCCAATGTCTGATGATCATTTGGAAGATGTTGAAACAACTGTTCGGGGTAACTTAAATATCTTATTCAGTGATTGATATGAACTGGCAAAATCTACATAAAGAATCTACGCTTGTAGATCTACATACGCATCCAGCCCTCAAGGCTATTATTTTGGAAATCAGTCTAGACTCATCCAAAAGAAATTGGCTATCTAGAATGTTTGACAAGAAATTTTGGCCACTTAGTAATCGAGTTACGTTTCCCAAGATGGACAAGGGTGGTGTAGATGTAATACTATCTACTGCTTATATTTTAGAACAAGAGTGGATTAAAGAAATCTCCCTTATAAGGTGGCTCTTTAGAATATTCCCCAGTGTACGACGCGCCATCGTAGATCCTCCCTATTTTGATGCTACAAATTTTATGTTAGATGAAATGGAACGTCAGATTATTTCATATAACAAGAAGAAGCCTTCTAGAAAAGTATGTTTGGCTGATTCTGTTTCAACATTGAACCAAGGTCTTGAGGCTGGAGATATGTGTGTTGTGCATTCTGTGGAAGGAGCCCATTCTCTTAATGGTATAGAGGGCGGAAAAACCGTGGAAGATGGAGCGTGTGCCGATTCAGTTGAAAAAGAATTATTATCTAATCTGGTATACCTTTTCAATCGGGGTGTGGCCTATCTCACTTTGGCTCATTTCTATCCTAACCATGTGGCTTATCCCGTGTTTCCTTATCCAGAATATTCTAGCAAGATGCTTGACTGGCGTAAAGTAACTGGCAGTTGGGATATGAATAAAGGGTTGACATCCATAGGCGAAAAGGTAGTAGAAAGAATGCTGGAGTTGGGGATGCTGATAGACATCACACACTGTACGCCCAGTGCCAGAGCTAAGGTTATGGATATCGCCAAGCACCATCGCAAAAAGAATTGTATTATAGCTAGTCACATGGCCTCCTTTGATATTAACCGTGACCCTATCAACCTAACCAATAAAGAAATTAAATGGATTGCTGATAATGGAGGGGTTATTGGTGTAATACTGATGACTTATTATTTATCTAATTCACACAGTGGATTAGGATTAAAGCATATAGAAAATAATATTAATCATATGATAAATGTAGGTGGAATAGAAGTAGTAGGAATAGGTAGTGACTTGGATGGGTTTACTGATCCTCCAGACGAAATTGTAGATATGTCAGAAATGCCTCGACTTACGAGTTATTTATGCGCGTTAGGGTACACGGAAAAACAGATGGAACACATACTAGGGGGTAATGCCTTACGTGTATTACGAGAGGGTTGGGGAAAAAAATAGTTGCTAAATTTGGAATTTATGTCTAGTATAGAGTGTGACGATGGCTATTGCGATTCAATGAGTTATCTAGTTCAGTATAACTTTTAGAGGAGAAAGCTATGCCTCTACCAACGCCAAGCAAAAATGAAAACGAATCGGATTTTAGGAAAAAATCTAAAAGTCTTTTTGAAAAGGCTGATGAAGAATATCAAGCATCTATGTGTGAGGAAGAGTCAAGTGCTGACTATAAATACCGAAATCCTAAAACAGGCGAAGTATTTACTTATACACGAAGAGGTTTGTATAAAAAAGACGGTGTTGTTTTAGTATATAAGGGAAAAACTTAAAAATAAAAGGAGAATGATATGTCTGTCTTTCCTGAGTGGCATCGTGAACCGAACGAGCCCGTACCTGAGGTCCCTGTGGTTGTACATAATGACGAATGGGATGAGGATGTAGAAGATGGTGAGTTCGGCGGCGATCCCGTAAAACTCAACCTTCCCCATGCAACAGACGATGGATATATCGTCCACGCTAAAAATCCACAAGGAACTGTAGTGCAACTACATCTCCTTAGATCACATTTTAATAATAATACTGGTGGCCCAGTAAACGATAAGAGTAATGAAAGATATTGGTATCAAAAAATAGTGGCGTTAGGTTTAAATGTAGAAGAGGAAGATGATACTGAGGACTAATTGATGGAAGTAAAGCTCGTTAGTATAACAGCTCCGTTAATTGAAGATCTAGCTTTGCCAGAGGAGCTGATAGTATATTGTGCTAGGGTCAGTAATCCTGAAAATCAGTCTAACAATGAAACTGCTCCTCGTCTTATTAAATATTTAATTAAACATAAGCACTGGTCTCCATTTGAAATGGTAGATATGTGCGTGGAGATAAAAACTAGTAGGGCGATAGCCGCACAAATTTTGCGGCATCGCTCTTTTTCTTTCCAAGAATTTTCCCAAAGATATTCAGTAGCCCAAGAAATAGAGGACCTAGAACTGCGTAACCAAGCCAAAAGTAATCGGCAGAGTAGTACGGATATTGCTGATCAAAAATGGCACGCCCATGCAAAACAAGCAATGGATAGATGTCTTCAGGTTTATGGTGACATGATTGCTATGGGTGTAGCAAAAGAATCCGCTAGAATGATTCTTCCATTGGGAATACAGACTACTATGTATATGAAAGGAAGTATTAGGAGTTGGGTACATTACTTGCAACTAAGATGTAAGGAGGAGACACAAAAGGAACATAGGGAGGTCGCAAACGGAATCAAAAAAATATTTCAAGAAAACTTTTCTAACGTGTCAGCAGCACTGGAATGGGAGGATTAATATGTCATCCGAACAAACACTTATAGTAGATTGTGATGGTGTGATAGCCGACAAAGCACATGGTGGAGAATATGCAAAAGCTGGGCCGTTGCTTCACGGTATAGCTCAAGTTAATAAGTTATATGATATGGGATATAAGATTACTCTTTATACTGCTAGATATGGAGATAGGGAAAAGGGTAACCTTCATAAACAATACGAACGAGGGTATAGAGAGTGGACTGATTGGTTGGCTAAGCATGGTGTAAAATATCATCATGCATTTATGGGAAAACCAGCGGGAGTAATGTATATTGATGATAAGGCTGCAAGAGTTAATGGAAATAGCGAGGAAGGCTGGACACAGGTATGGGATGAAATTGATAATTTACAAGGCCGTGATCGGTATGGTAATAAAATATGAATAGACTTAATATGATACAAGCAATTATTAATAAAAATAATTACACTTCTTTTCTTGAAATTGGAGTAGCAAGAGGTGACGTGCATGGTAAAATCATTATTAGTACTAAAACAGGAGTTGATCCATGTCCCACTCCTTATGAATCTGTAATAAATTCTACTAGCGATGAGTTTTTTCAAACTAACACTAACAAATTTGATATTATATTTATAGATGGAGACCATTCGTTTGAACAATCAAGAAAAGATTTTTATAATTCTGTAGATATCTTGAATAAAGGAGGTACTATACTTCTGCATGATATAGATCAATTAGGAGATCCAAGGGCGCGAGGATGGGTATGTCGTACTTGGGAAGAAATAACCCAAAATCCCAAATTTAATACACAAAAAATACATGTGCCCTATGATCAAGATTATATGGGAGTAGTAACGATAAATGAAACAAATTGAAATATTTGTTATACCAAACAAACATACAGTTAAGGAAAACAGTATACGACAAAAGGACACCGTTTTGGAATCGTGTACAGACTCCCTTCAAAAACAAGCTACCCAATTTGGTATTGATGTTATAGTTAATCTTGTAGACATAGAGAATATTCCTACAACGAGTGATGCTTCGTTAGTGGGTATATTAGATGAAAATATGTTTATTAGAAGTGATTATTTGGCAGCTGTTGTTTCTATAAATAATTTACATAGAGATGCGACCGTGTTGTGTGGGCCAATTTGTACTCGACATAAAAATAATTCCGATTGGTTTACAAAAGCGATTGAGGAAAATTATAAAAACTATAATATACCAGTTACAGAAGAGATGTTATTGATTGACATATCAGATGAAGAACATAATTTTCCGCCCATTAACGGATGCTTCTTTTCTGGAGTAGTGTATAATGATATGGGTGGATATACTCCTGTGGCTTCTCCTAGAGGGTACTTACGCAATAATAAACATTTTATAAAAATGATGTCCACGAAGGGCCGGATAATACATTCGTCTTCTTTAAAGAGTATATATTTTATATCAGAGGCTGAATTTGATGTAGAAAGTATTTCTGAATATTATTATGACTTAGGATATCAAGACGGTATACTTATATCTTATAAGACGGACAAGGAAAGACTGGCAGAAACATGGCATAGATTTATTGAGTCTCCAGAAATGTTTGATAACACATCTCCTCGCTGGCTTCTGTCGGATAACGAGGAAACAAATTATAGTTATGCTGAAAAGTTAGTATTGCTGAAGTGTAAATATCAAGTGGGCTTCTTTGAGGGAATGTTAGGTAGAAAGATAATATGATATCTTTAAACCTGTCTCAGTGCAGCGGGTTTACTCACCATAGAAGTGGGTGGTCTTATTGTATAAACTCTCTGCGCCCATTTCATTCTAAGGCTGGTATTATTCTTGATGATTTCATGGAAAGAAGTTTCTCATGGAAGCTGAACGAATACTACTGTGGAAACAATCCACATAATCTACCCTACAAACAAGATTGGATTGGATTCTTACATAATCCTCCAAATCCTCCCGACTGGTTTGAAATATATAATTCACCTCAAGCCATATTAGACAGACAGGTATTTAAGGAATCTTTATCTACCTGTAAATGTTTGGTTACGCTATCTGAATATCTTGGTAAGTGGCTTCGTAAAAGGGTAGAGGTGCCAGTAATATCAATCAAGCATCCTACACGAATCCCTCTGGTCAAATGGTCACCTTCTAAATTTTTATCTTGCCACCCTAAAAAAATTATTCAAATAGGTTACTGGTTAAGAAAATTGGAATCCATATTTGATTTACAATCGCCGTCACAATTTTGTAAAGTTTGGCTTCCTAGCGAGAAGGATCACGCGATAGGTTTATTTGATAAATACAAGTCACTACTACCTCAGCCTCATAGCTACCTATTTAAAGACTCTTCAGTGGCGATATGTGACACCGTAACAAACGAAGAGTACGACTATCTGATGTCATCATCTGTTGTCTTTTTAGATCTGTACGATAGTTCTGCTAATAACGCCGTAATTGAATGTGTGGCCAGCAATACTCCCATTCTAATAAATAAGATAGATGCAGTTGTAGAATACTTAGGAGAAGATTATCCCTTGTATTTTAACGACCTTAATCATGCAGTCCAATTGTTATCGAATACTAACAATATGATAAAAGCCCATACGTATCTTAAGCAAATGGATAAAAGGTGGCTGAGCGGCCATTTGTTTGCGCGATCATTAGTAAAGTCGTTATCACGTATTGTGAGTAAGTAGCATGATACTACTATTTGGAACAACCCCCCGATGTGGAAGTACATCAATAAACAAGTCTTTAAACAGATCTACGGACATTAATATTTTAGTAGAGCCCTTTAATCCCGACTCCAATAAGCATATTAAAAAGGGGTCAGATAATCTTATTGTGCGTGAGGATATTGAGTCTGTGTTTGATACGCTAAAAAATATGCCATACAGCGGTATTAAACATTTAGCTTATCAAATTCCGATGTCTGATTTACAGAGATTGTTTGATATTACTCACAAGGTTGTTTTTATACATAGAGAAGACCAATTAGAAGTTGCCTTATCAGAATGGATGTCTGTAAACTATAAACAAAAAACCGGACACTCATTTTGGAATGAATGGGACAAGGCCGAAGGCGGCCATACGAAAAAAGATTTTTTAGATTTTCATACTCTTATGAGAGACCCGATGCCGATAGGTCTTGTCAACCATAAGTACAAGCTGCTGAATAAAAATTTAAAAATATACCGTAGAATGGCACAACGTAAACAGACATATTATATAACTTATGAAAAGTGGTACGATGAAAATGTACAAGCAAATTTTCTTGGGCTGTGTAATTTTCTGGGGTGCCATATAAAGAATAATCAGTGGAAGAAATTTCTCTCACCTGCTGACAAATTTAATTTAGGTAATATTAAATATGAATTAATACCCAATGCGACCGAACTTAGAAATACTATAGGAAATAATTGAGATGCTATACTACGGATATTATCAAAAAGAAGACCCTTGGTTTAATTATGAAATATGGCATTCCAATGGACATCCCTTTAGGGGTCCTATTCCTATTCTAGAGAAAGATTACATTTCGTTTTTAGGAGCTGGACAGGTTTTTGGGAGATATGCATCCTTCCCTTTTCCAACACTTATTCATAACTTTTTAGGTGTTGAATGTGCAAACTTTGGAACTGCTGGTCATGGACCTTCCAGTCCTTTTTTTTGGGATAATCTAGATGTTATTAATAGAGGTCAGTTGGCGGTTGTAACAGTTATGTCTGGAAGAAGCGTGAGTAATAAATATTGGACAACATGGTCTAATCATGGTAAAAATGAAATAACCGGTGAGCACTGTGTAGGACAAGCCTTTTGGGAATATGTAATTAATAAATTTGAAGCGGATAAAATTATAGAATTAGTTTTGGAAACTCGTGTGCAATACGTAAAAGAGTTCAAAGAACTTTTTGGGGCTATTACTGTACCAGTCATATTTTTATTTATGTCAAAATCTGGGTATTCAAATGAAACTATAGATACAACTAACATAGATAATCTATTTGGTAGATTTCCACAGATGATTAACAAACATACCGTGATGAATATTGCGGAAGAAGCCGATGAATTCGTAGAAATAATATATCAGTCTGAACTCGAAAGATTTCCTTTTCCTCAAGAAAATAAATACGCACAAAAGTTTTTAGGGAAGCCAAAACGAGTTATGACCCATAATAGTTATTATCCCACTACAGAAGAACATTTTGCGGTATATGATACGTTGGCTCCGGTAATAAAAAAAATACTAGATAATTAAGGTATGTCCTACCTCTTCTTTTCCGACTGAGTCCTTTCTTCTCCAAGATTTAAGAACACACACACAAAGGCATAGACATGAGCCCCCCCATAGTTTACACCAGAGGCACATTTGATTTGTTCCATTACGGACATGTCAAATTTCTTAGAAACATCAAAAGATATTTTAGAAAAAAAAATCGCGCCTATGTTTTCAGTCAGAGCTGCAAGCTGATTGTGGCTATTGAAGGAGATCATTTTTCTGAGGAAAATACGCCAATTATGCATGGTAATGAGCGCCTAGAAGTCGTTCAAGCATGTCAATATGTAGACGAAGCGTTTATAGTTCCTTCTGAACACAACCAGCGATATCTTATAGAACAGGTGTGTAAGCCCCATTACATTGTTTTGGGGTCAAACTGGAAAACAAAAAATTATTTGAGTTATTTAAATCTAACACAAGAATTACTGGACGATATGAAGTGTGAAATTTTGTTTATTCCTTACGCTAAAGCGATATCTACTACTGTAATAACGCAAAGGATCAAAAATGATAAATTTAACAGCCCCAATTAATAATTTGGGATATGGTATTGCTGGCTATAACATTATGAAAGAGCTACACAAAAATAATGGTGTTGCCCTGTATCCCATTGGGCAACCAGAACAAATGCCCGATATGGCAATAGTAGAAAAATGCCTTAGTAACCAACAATCGGTTAGCACGTCTTCTCCTTCTGTGCGATTATGGCATCAGCATGAGCTACATCATCATGTAGGTAAAGGGGTGCATGTTGGCTTTCCCGTTTTTGAATTAACTAAATTTAGTCCTACTGAAGTTGCCAGTATGTTACACTGTGATAAAATATTTGTTTGTTCTAGGTGGGCCAAGGAAATTGTTGCTCAAAATACAAGTTTTAACGGTGACAATATTCACGTTGTGCCTTTGGGTGTTGATAGAAATATTTTTAAGGAAAAACCATCTTCCCGACAACAGACTATTTTTTTTAATTGTGGAAAATGGGAAGTTAGAAAGGGACATGATGTTTTGGTGGATTATTTTAATGAAGCATTTAACTATAACGATAATGTGGAATTGTGGATGATGTGCGATAACCCATTTCCTAATGTTGATAATCAAAAATGGATTGATACATACAAATCGTCTCCTCTCGGAGACAAAATCCGCGTCATTCCCCGTCAAAAAACACAAAAAGATGTGTATAATATTATGACACAAACAGATTGTGGTATTTTTCCCGCCAGAGCGGAGGGCTGGAACTTAGAATTACTTGAAATGATGAGTTGCGGTAAACACGTTATAGCTACCAATTACTCCGGTCACACGGAATTTTGTACCACAGAAAATGCCCATTTGATAAATATTGATAACCTAGAAACCGCCTATGATGGCGTTTGGTTTCACGGTGACAGAGGTTTTTGGGCGGAAATATCTGAAAATCAAAAAGACCAAACCATAGAACATATGAGATCAATATATCACAAAAAAAATGAGGGCTCCTTATCACCTAATACATCAGGCATCAATACGGCTGTAAAATTTTCGTGGAAAAATTCGGCTAATGAGTTACTGGGTGGTATTTGATAAAATGAGGAAATATAATGGCATCATTTGCAGAAAAGGCAGAAAAACGTAGGGAGGCCTATAGAAAACGAGTAGATAGATATAGAGAGTGGAGAATAAAGCGACCCAGACCACTTCGTGATTTACTTTTAGCTCTAGCGAGTGTATTTAAGTGGTTTGCGATAGCTGCTGCCGTTGCTGTAATTGCATATGGCGTTTTTAGGGTGTTTTAATTAATTTCCTGTTTACAAAGGGGTAATCATGGGTTTTGACGAAAAAAAACCGTTACGAAGCCTAATTTATGGCCTCACGCATCCCCTCGAATTAGCAAACCGTCGACCGTTGCTCTTTTTGGCTTGTGTCGGCGCTGGTGTGTTTTTCGGTGGTGTGTGGCAGGGATGGTGGTCTGTAGATTCTTTCAAACAGCTGTTTGTAAAAGACTAGGATGTAAACTCTAAGGCTCTCAATGGATTGGGGGCTTTAGTGCTTTTTTAGGGGGTTACGATGAGAAGAAGAAAATTTTGTGCTGGTACCTTGTCGGCATTTTTAGGTTTTTCAATATATAATCAAAACGAAGCATACTCGATATCAAAAAACTATCCAAGATGTGGCGTTAAAGATTCAATAGAGGATGTATCTGGAAAAAAATCAAAATGGGGAAAAAATAATCTTTCTTATCATATGCAAGGCAGGGACACGAGAGAATTAGAAAGAGATGTATGGGATCACGAATTTAAGCTCGCTTTTGACGCTTGGTCTGCAATAACTCCACTTGTTTTTGAGCACACCAACCGTTCAAATGAAGCCGATATTATCATTAGCGTGGGACGTAGATGGCGTGAGGGTTTCGGTAGAAGGGGAGGCATATTAGCTTGGGCACAAATGCCGAATGACAAAGATTTTGATGGTCAGCTGTTGACTAAGTTTGACCTCGCTGAAAAATGGGTAATACCTGAGGATTATCTTCAGGGTATCGTATTACGATCTGTAGCCGCTCATGAAATCGGACATTTATTAGGTCTCGACCATTCTAATGATGAAAATGCGTTAATGTTTCCTTATATAAATAACTCTTTGGGGCCACAGGCAGACGATATACAAAAAATACAGAAACTGTATGGACCTAGTATTTGTGTGAACACGGACGGCTAAAATTTTACTTTATAGGAGAACTGTTATGAAAGATAAACTTGTTTCGTTGCTTAAATCGCGTCGTTTTTGGGTAGCCGCTGCTGGCGTTATCGCTGTGGTTGGCTCAGAAATTTTTGGTATGGAATTCGACACTGAGCAAATTGTGGGTGTTACGACTATTGTCGCTGCATGGATTATTGGCGACACGGTACGGGAAACCGTCTGAATAATATAGGTAAGTCAATTCCAAGTTACTTTCAAAAAAAAGTAAAAAAAATTGACATATTTGAGGTGGGTTGCTATAATGGAGTATAGCGACTCACTTTTTCTTTTTTATTGGGAGAAAACATGAATAATTTTTTGAATGCTGCCGAATCACACTTTAAGGCTCTTATGGATGAGCACGCTCTTACTCTTAATCTCTACATGACCAGTTCGGTAGGTATTGGTGAACACCCCGATGTTTTTGGGGAATTTGTAAATGCCGTTAAGAAGTATGAATCGGCCCAAAGCAATTTTAATGTGATTCAAGAGATGAAGTCACAAATGATGCAACAGTTACAGTCAGCACAAGATCTCGATGAGTCAACAAATGAAGATTAAAATTAGTTATCTTGTGATAACAATGAATAAATCTCTGTTTCCTACCGATGATAATTACATTAAGACCCTCCTAACTAATGAGGGGTTTTTACCTTCCGCATATATGGGAACAGGAGATGAGTCATCCACCCTTCGCTCTATACATGAAAAATATTTAAATGTAGACTATGAATGGGCTACAAAGATGTTGTGCGGTTTCAGAAAATTAAACCTATCTGAGGCCGAAGTGATTTACATAACAACACTATCTCTTTCTGGTGTAATAGAAAAAAAGGGTGATTTTTATACTTTTGATAAAATGGAAAAATCCCACCTACCGGAGCTGGACCCTTACTATGTCGAACTTATCTCAAAATTCGGATCTTCCACCTTCAGAAGATGACGAAAAAAGCTGTTTCGTAACAGTATCTACGGATCACGAAGGTATGGTTTTTTTTGAATGTGGGTGGCAAGATGGAGAAGTAAACATTGATTTTTTAGCTACCATATTGTATAAATTAAAATATGATAATTTGGTTACTATTCTATTAGAGGATCTTTATGAAAAATGTGTGTCTGGTGGTAGACAAGAAGAATTCAATAAACTCTTAGTTAAATATACCCAATTACAGGAACTTCATGTGTCAAATAAAAATAAGGATGATGTGGCAGTATCTCCACTACAAGTCAAGCCATAATGTGTATACTTGATAGTAGATATAGTCCTAGCTTTAAGGAGATATATGATGTCCACATCTAAAAAAATAGGCTGGGAGAGCTGGAATGCCAAAATAGAAGAAATATTAAGAGAAGAGAAACCCCAACCAGAAGAAGAAAACGAAGAATTTGGTATGATGGACACTGATCCAGAAGGACTTTTGAAAGAATATTTTGTTCCCGTCAAACAAAAGGTAGTGTACACCCCATATGGGCCTTACCCAGCAGAGTCCTCACTTAAACCATCCGATAGGTGGGATTGTTGGATGTGCTATACCAATTTTGATTTAACTAATGAAATAATTGAAGTGCTAGAAGATGTTAACGGTATTGAGGCCTTAAAACCTCTTGGAAGATATACATTTTTTGTGGGTATTGCAAAAATGTTCAATACTTCCGAAGTCAGAAAAGAAATAGAAGATACAATATGTAATTACACCGTGAGCGAAGTTCTCGACGACGCAGAAATAATGTTGGCTGTTGATTTGGTTAAAGAACAACTGGACACCAATAGATATTGGTCTATATTTGTTTCACCACAAGGAGAAATAGATTATATAGTTTCAGACGATATGAATAAACAGTATTTAGATGAACTTAGTGAATTGGAAGCCCTCAAGCAAAAATTAGGTGGTGTTATATTAAGGAGCACGAATGGATAGAACTTTTGAAGAATCCTTGAGCAATATTGATAATATTAAGGTTATGAATAAGGTTTGCGCAAGATATTCTACTGCTTTAAGCGCAGACGATTTGTATTCACTAAAATTAACTACACTTTGGAGATGTCTTAACAGATATGATCCATCTAAAAAAACTAAGTTTACTACGTTTCTATATCAACAGCTTGACTATGCTATAAAAAATACTATGAAAAAAAAGAAAAGGGAGTTCAGCTGTAAAAATATCGAAAAGTCTAGTGAGGTTATAGACGATATAGATCATGTGCTAGACGGTTTAAGTGATGAATATACTATTTTGATTAAACAAAAATATGTATACGGCATGACCATGGAAGAAATGGGACGGCAAAACGGTTACAGTCGAGAAACCGCTAGAAGAAGATTTAAAAAAGCCTTAAAATCATTTGAAAAAATAAACCGATGAGACGGCTTTTTGTGTATTGTTAGATAGGAACCGGACCGTTTTTGGATATTGTAGGAACATATATTTATTTCCATTATGGAGGCTTATCTAATGGCAGTTCCTACATCTACAAGTGCTTATTTAGTTAACACGACGGGCGGCGCTTTTATTTTTGCAGTAGAAGGTGGATGCATTCTACAGAATTCAGCTGTGACCAGCGGACTTGGTGCAGTTATCACCAAAGCGCTCTCTCTTAAAGATGGCGTATCGCTCGCCGCAGACTCTAACACGCTACCTAGAATTATTACTGGTAATGGCGCTTATAATGCTCAAAAGGCTTTAAGCGCTGGTACGTTTGCCTACGAAGCTGAGGGCAAATATGTTATTGCTCGTCAATCCACCACCCTTTCTGGTGTGGCTAAAACAAACTTGCTATTCATGGGCGTTGGCACCTCGAATCAAGCGATTCTTCAATTCCAGCATGATTATGGGGCTAAGATTGTCACGGCATTCCGTGCTGATCGGTTTAGCTGGACACATACCACACGTACTGGAGCCAAAATGACCGACTCCAGAATTAACTGGCTAGACGTGGCTACTGGTGGTATGGATACCGCGACTGCTCCAGACACCCTGTCTACTACCAATATGTGGGACCCGATTGCTGGTGCTACTGGTGCTAGAACAGACAAGGCTGCTAATCCAACTAGAGCCATTCCGGGTGAGTTGGTAATGAAAGTTGATTTCGTTGATCTTACTGTCGCAACTGGCGGTGACTTCTTCGATTATTCACCAATTACTGGTATGTAATCTAAACTTATAAGAAGGGGGAGGGAATTTCTCTCCCCCTTTTTTTTTATTTTATATGAAAGGCTTGTTATGACTGATACATGGCAACTGCTTAAAAGTATAGCTGAAGTTGTCGGTATGGTATTTATACCCTTAATGGGCTGGATGTTGTTTACTATTATGACTCATGGTAAAAAAATTATTTTACTGGAGGAGAGAGTGAACGATTCATTAAATAGAAGATTAACATCTTTAGAAAATAAAGTCGATAGCCTAGAAGGCAAAATAGAAACAAAAATAGACAACCTAGAAAGTAGCGTGGCAGACTGCAAACTACACTTAAATGATAAACTTAATGAAAAGTTTGATGTTATGATTAATACATTGAGAAACCGATAGTTTTTACAAAAAAATGTTTGACAAAAGCTAGATAATTGTAGATAATGTAAGTGTCAGGCTATCTCTTAATTTGGAATAAACAATGGACAGACCGTCTTGGGATCAGTATTTTATGGGTATGGCTCATTACGCATCCATCCGTAGTCACGATAGCGAGACTAGGGTTGGGTGCGTTTTAGTTAATACACTTAATCATGTAGTAGGTATGGGTTACAATGGTTTTCCAGCAGGTTGTAACGACTCTGTCCTTCCTACTTTTCGTCCAGAAAAATATCCGTTTATGGTTCATGCTGAAGAAAATGCCGTATCTAATATGGAACGCAGATATTTTGGTCCCCTTAAAGCGTATGTCACACATTATCCATGTTTTCGGTGTGCTAAACTATTATGGCAAAATGGCATTAATAAGTGGTACATAGAAAAAGATTCTTTTGTATCTTCCAAGAATGATAACGATACATCTGTACATCAATTTTTAGTTAAGAACGGTCTAGAGATCTACAATGTTAAAACAAATCTTGATTTAAAGATTACCTAAAGGAAAATATATTTCATGTCGATCAAATCGCTGATGGATTATACTTTTGTCGCTAAATATGCCCGATGGATATCAGACAAAAAAAGAAGAGAAACATGGCATGAAACTGTAGATCGTGTAAAAAAAATGATGCTCAAAAAATACGAAGATATTTCAGAGATACATGAGGATATCGAGTGGGCATATGATATGATGAAGAAGAGACGTGTTTTAGGATCTCAACGTGCCTTACAATTTGGTGGAAAACCCATTCTTAAACATAACATGAGGATGTATAATTGTATTTCCTCCTTCTGTGATCGCCCACAATTCTTTCAAGAATGCATGTATCTCCTTCTTTGTGGGTGTGGGACTGGATTTTCTGTACAGAAACATCATGTAGCTAAGTTACCTAATTTAGTAAAAAATAAAGAAGGCACCAAAAGGTTTACGGTAGAAGATAATATAGAGGGGTGGTCAGATGCAGTTGGTGTGTTGGTTAATTCTTATTTTAATAGACCAAAAGATTTTAAAGAATACTCCGGTAAAAATGTAGTATTTGATTTTACAAAAATAAGAGAAGCGGGCGCCCCTCTTTCTCATGGGGGAAAGGCTCCGGGACCGGAACCTCTTAAAAAGTCACTTAAAAATATAAAGAGTCTTTTAGATGAAACAGTTAAACATGGTAATAAACAACTTAGTCCAATTGATGCTTATGATATTGTTATGCATTCTGCTGACGCTGTTATTAGTGGTGGTGTTAGGCGAAGCGCTACTATATGCCTGTTTTCACCAGATGACACAAAAATGGCGTCCGCAAAAACAGGTAACTGGTTTCATGAGAATCCTCAAAGAGGACGTTCTAATAACTCAGCCTTACTGCTTAGAGAGACTACGACGCCAGAACAATTTTCTGACTTGATGCAATCAGTTAGAGAGTTTGGCGAGCCCGGTTTTGTTTGGGCAGACTCCACTGAGTTTTTAGTGAATCCCTGTGTAGAAATAGGATTTTGGCCTGTTGATCAAAAAACTGGTCAGTCTGGATGGCAGGCCTGTAATTTGTCTACAATTAATTGTGCCCGAATTAAGAGTGAAGAGGATCTTTATGAGTCAGCAAGGGCTGCTGCTATTATTGGGACTCTACAAGCTGGTTTTACTGATGTGGGCTATTTGGAACATGCCAGTAAAAACATCATGGAACGAGAAGCGCTTATTGGCGTTTCTATGACTGGTATCATGGAGGCGCACGAAGTGTGCCTATCTCCTGAATTCCAAAGAAGAGCTGCTAAAACAGTAAAGCAAGTGAATAAAGAATTAGCTCAAAAAATTGGTATTAATCAAGCTGCTAGATGTACGTGCGTTAAGCCAGAAGGTACTGCTAGTTGTATACTAGGAACTAGCTCTGGAATACACCCACATCACGCAAAAAGGTACATTAGGCGCGTTCAGGCTAACAAAATGGAAGATATATATAAGCATTTTAAAAAAATTAATCCTAGAGCCTGTCAGGAGTCTGTGTGGTCCGCTAATGATAGCGATGACGTGATATCTTTTTGTATTGAAGTTCCGGCAGGCTCAAAAACCAAGAATAAAGTGGGGGCTTTAGACCTCCTAACCGCTGTAAAATCTACACAACAAAATTGGGTGATTACTGGTACAAATCAAGATTTATGCACTCAGCCATGGCTTAGCCATAATGTTAGTAATACTATTAATATCAAAGCGAGCGAATGGGATGATGTAGAGAAATTTATTTACAGAAATAGAAGATGGTTCTGTGGGATTTCTCTGTTGCCCGTTACTGGAGATAAAGATTATCCCCAAGCTCCTTTTACAACCATCTATTTACCTAGTGAAATGGTATCCCATCATGGGGATGGCGTAATGTTTGTAAGTGGGCTAATCGAGGTAGCTTTAACGCTTTGGGAAGATAATTTGTGGGCGGCATGTGACACCCTCCTCAATCTAGGGGGTCCAGTAAAAGGCTCCTCTAAAAGAAACTGGGTAAAAAGATGTCATAAATTCACTAAAAAATATTTTGATGATGACATCAAGAAGTTGACTTATTGCATGAAAGATGTGTATAATTATAAGTTGTGGACTGAATTAAACCGGGAATATCAGGATGTAGATTATATTTCTGTAGTGGAAAAAGAAGACAACACCAAGCTGCAACAAGAATTAGCTTGTTCCGGTGGAACCTGTGAGATCCTGTAATGGTAAATAATAATAACAGGATATTTTATGCCTGTCAAGGGGTTTTGTACAAGAAAGTAAGCCCCACATCTTATATTAGTGATCCCACTGACGCTACATTTCTAAGTGGGATTCAATCTGTAGGCGTAAATGTCGATACGCCCTCTTATAGTCTTCCCGATATCGGAAGATCCCAAAGAAATTATTTATGGTATGAACAACCAAATATAGAAATAACTATTGAGCGTGTCCTAGACGAAAATACTACACCCTTTTACACGCCTACTACATCTCCTCCTGTAGCCTATGACGCCAGTTATTTTCTGAATACTGCTAACTTTGGGATGTCAGGCAACGAATTACCTCAATATAATATAGTTCTACTATACGGGGCAGACGCGGCTGCTTATATAGGTAAAGTTATTGATCCGACTGACCCAACTCCAGACTTAGTCGAATCTATTACCTATGAATATTGCCTTTTAACAAATGTATCATATAATATATCTGTAGGACAAGCAGTTACAGAATCATTAACATTTATTACTAAAAGTACGCGCAGAAATATAGATTATTTGGAAGTAGCAGATTATACTAATCTTCCTACGTTTCCAGAAAGCGCTAGTTTAGTAAAATGGAGTCACATCACAGGAGGTACTTATCCAGATGAAGTGACACAAACCTTTACTCCAATTGCTAGTCTTCGGGGCCTTCAAAGCATAGATATTTCTATAGGCATAACTTATTCTGAACTTCCTGATGTGGGAAATTGGCGGGGGTCTGAGCTTAGTAGTGGTACTGATCTTAAGGCTAATGAATTGAATAAATGGAAATATATTAATATGCCATTGGAAATTACGTGTTCATTCACTGGGATTGCTGCTCAGGGGTTTCGGTCGGGAGAAACAACTTTTAATAGAGCTATTAAAAATGTAGACACGAACTTCAATACTAATGCAAATGCTGCGCCGGGACAAACAGCAGATTGTCCGATTAAGATAGCAGCGACAATTCCAAAACTACCAGACCCTATATATTTTGTCTGGGACCTTAATACAAAAAATTATCTATCTTCTATATCATACAGCGGAGGAGATACTGGAGGCGGCAATACGGAACTCACTTTAGAATATGCCAATACATTTAATGATTACGTTCCTTATAGACATACAGCCATTCAAAGTATAGTGCGAGGAGCCGATATCTACTAAAAGGAGGGAAAGCATGTTAGATTTTTATTTTAATAGGCGTGATTTTTTACGTATGGGAAGTATCGGAGCTGGAATGTCTACGATAGGTCTATCCGATTTAGCATTATCGGAAGAAGAGGAGCTGGCTCTAAAAGACAAATCAGTAGTATGGCTGTGGCTAGGAGGAGGCCCAACTCAGTTTGAAACTTTTCATGCCCCCACTGATTTCAATGTTCCTGATCAATTTAGACCTGTTAATGGGTTGTTATATGACAGCGCTACTAATATATCATTAGGGGCCGATTGGCTTCAAACATTTAAACATAAAGATAAAATTGTAACTGTTAATTCTTTTACACACGGTGACTCATCTCATCGTCAAGCAACTCACTGGATGATGACGGGTCACTACAACGGCGAACGAGCCCAAACATCCAACCCAAAATATCCGGGTTTTGGCTCTATCGTTTCTTCCATCTATGGAGCTAATACTTCTACGGGAATTCCAACTTATATTAAACAAGGTGGTATTTCGGGAGAGGGACCTTCATGGTTAGGTGGAGCGTATAAACCATTTGATCCTTCCAACAAGGACAACCTCAGTCCTAGAGTAGAAATAGGTAGATTCAAGTCGCGCGGTGAATTACTGGCGGCCTTGGATAAGCAGCATGAAATCGTTAGTAATGCAGCTAATTCCATAGGTAAATATACTACACAGGCTTATGATACTATTCTCGGCACTGCTAAGCTGGCATTCAATATCGATAAAGAGCCAACTAAAACTAGAGATGCATATGGTAATACCGATATTGGAAAGCAAATGTTACTAGCACGTAGACTTTCAGAATATGGTACAAAATTTATTACTATGCACTACGGCGGTTGGGATATGCATGGTAATATTTCTAATGCTCTTAAAGGTAGAGTTCCTCCTGTTGATCAGGCTATTGCGGCTTTCTTGCAGGATGTCTGGGAAAAAGGATTAAATGAAAAGATTTTACTGGTGGTCACCGGAGAGTTTGGCCGAACTAAACTTAATGGCAACGCAGGTCGCGACCACTGGCCCGCGATGTCACCTATGCTTATGGCTGGAGGAGAATATGAGTTAGGAAGAACTGTAGGTAAGGCTGATAAGTCGTATACACCTAAAGAAAACCCATATGGTCCGTTGGATGTGTGCGCAACACTATTTGACCACTTTAATATTCCTATGAGTATTCAGAAAGTGGATAATGGCGGAAGGCCGCGTTACTTGTTAGAGGGTGAAGCCCAATCAATTTTATGATTAGGAGATTAAGATGTTTAGACTATCAAGAAGAGGATTCTTATCGGTGGGCGGTTTTGGTATGTTGTCTTTGCCTAATATTTTACAGGCACAACAACAAAACGGCACCCAACACAAAGCTGTTATTAATATATTTTTAGGAGGAGGTCCTCCGCATCAAGACATGTGGGACATTAAAACAGATGCTCCCGCAGAAATTAGAGGCGAATTCCAGCCTATCGATACGTCAGTACCCGGTATCCAGATTGGAGAAAGTTTTCCTAAGATCGCCTCTATGATGGATAAGTTTGTTGCTATTCGTTCAGTGATCGGTTCGGCTGGTGGTCATGACGGCTATCAATGTATGAGCGGATGGGGACGAAATGAAAAGATCGTTGGAGTTGGCTATCCTAGTATTGGATCGGTTGCTTCAAAGATTCAAGGTCCCGTAGACGTATCAGTTCCAGCCACTATTGGTCTGGCAGCTAAAACCAAACATAGCCCGTGGTCTGAGTCTGGTAGTGAGGGCTATCTCGGTATCTCCCATAGACCTTTTAAACCTAATGGCGAGATGATGTCTGACCTCACCCTTAATGGTATTACTAAAGATAGGCTACAATCTAGAAAAGAATTGCTAACAGGCCTTGGTAATATTAAGCCTGAAGGAGATGTTTTCATTGATGAGGCTTTTGATGTACTTACTTCTAGTAAACTTGTAGACGCTCTGGATTTAAGTCAGGAGGACCCTAAAATCCGTGAGCGATATGGAGATGGTAAGCCGTTTAAGTATCAGTATGACGGCGCTCCTACTGTTAATGAGCATGTGTTAATGGCTCGCCGTCTGGTTGAGGTAGGCGTGCGTTCTGTGAGCCTTTCTTATGGTAGATGGGATAGTCATGGCGCTAACTTTGATCTCGTTAGAGATCATGGTGGTAAGCTTGATCAGTGTGTCAGCGCATTGGTTGAGGATCTGGATGAAAGAGGGATGCTTGATGATGTGACTGTTGTGGTATGGGGCGAGTTTGGTCGTACACCCAAGATTAATAAGGGTGCTGGCCGAGATCACTGGCCACAAGTTAGTTGCGCTCTATTGGCTGGTGGCGGTATGAAGCTTGGTCAAACGATTGGCGAAACAAATCGTCTTGGTGAACACGCTGTCGAGCGCCCAGTTCATTTTCAGGAAATTACTAGTACGATTTATTATAATCTTGGAATTGATCCTAGAGACACAACGGTTATCGACACAGGTGGACGACCTCAGTATCTTCTAGATCACCGAGATCCCATGACAGAGCTGGTTTGATCAGCAGCTTTATTATGCAGGAGGTTTCGGGTTCTCCTCTCTGTACTGATCAATTCAGTTAAAACCCGTTTTCTTTTCTGGAGGATAAAATGAAACACTTAATTATTACTACGGTACTATTTTTAATGATGGCTACCCCTTCTTTGGCGGCCACTCCCCGTAAACATAAAGATTGTGAGTGCGACGAGCAAGGATGTATTGATAGCTGCAAGGCATGTGATAAGTGTAGGGCGTGTATCAAAAGAGAAATTCGTAAAAAAATTAAAGAAAGAGCCGCAGAAGAGGCGAAGAGAAGAAAAGATAGGATACACAGATCTAAGATCAAACCCCGTATTATTATTATTTTTGGTAATGGAGGCATAAACCAATATCGTCATCATCCCAACTGTAGATGTAACAGATGTTGGTGGTCAGTACGCTATCGACCACGTCGTCAAGTAGATGTTTTTATTAATGTGCATCCTAGAGCGCACGCTCATCATGATCGCCACAATAGAAAACGTGTTGACAATCGACGTAAACTATGGTATGATGGACTTAGAACTCGCACTGATCGTCCCACCTTCAGAAGGTAAACCAAATTTAATGCCTAGAAGAAGAAAACAACCAAAGTCACCACACCAACCTTTACATTATAGGAAACAATTAAAACCAAAAACAGAAAATCAACGAGAATATATTATATCCATGGTGGAATCAGAAATTACTTTCTGTTCTGGTCCAGCTGGGTCTGGTAAAACAGCCGTTGCGGTAGGTTTAGCATCTGAATATCTTTTAAGTAAAAAGGTTGACAGAATTATAGTATCAAGGCCAGTCGTAGAAGCGGGGAGAGGCTTAGGCTATCTACCCGGTTCACTCACTGAAAAAGTACAGCCTTATTTAATGCCTATAATAGAAGAGTTAAATCTTTTTCTCAGTAGGGAAACTGTTAATAGTTTCAGATCACAGGGTAAAATTGAGTTATGCCCCCTAGAATATATGAGGGGAAGAAATTTTCATGACTGTTTTATGATTCTTGACGAGGCACAAAATGCCACCTATGAACAAATAAAAATGTTTATTACCAGAATTGGTCAAGAATCTAAAGCAATTATCAACGGTGATCTCTATCAAACAGACTTGGTCAGTAACGAAGCAGGTGCTCTTTCTCGCTGTATGGATAAACTAAAGAATGTCGATGGAGTGTCAGTTTGTGAATTGGATAATTCAGATATAGTTAGGAATAATATAATAGCTAAGATCTTAATTGAACTATCATGACAACACTTAAAAACATAACATTCAACGCTATGATAATTATTATCGTAGTCATTGTTGCGGTGGATTGCTTTTGGACTATAGAAACCCAAGAAATTATTTTGGAAAATGAGCAAAATCCTGTAGCAAAGTTTATAATAACACATAGCGGCGGAAAAGTTTCCTTATTGATAGCGTTAAAATTTATAAATACATTCTTTATAGCTACCTTTTTACAAAAATTCTATTTGATAGATAAACTAAGAAATAAAACATTTGCAACCGCCGTGGGCATATTGGCGTTCCACTTTTGGTTGCTTTATTATTTACTTTATGCAAAATATTAACATGATAACATATGATTATGAGTGCTCATCGTGTGACCACAGCTTTTCGGTTTCGCAAAGTATTAAAGATGATGCATTATCTAAATGTCCTGAATGCAAAAAGAAAAAATTACAACGAGTAACTTTAGAGGCCCCAATTGCATTCGTAGTTGGGGAGCCTACTACGGTGGGACAAATGGCCGATAGAAACAAATCTAAAATGGGAAAATATGAACTGGACAAAAGACGAAAAGAAGACAACGCCGTCGAAGACAAGCAAAATAAAGAAAAATCTGATCTGTACAGAAAAATTAATAAAATGACTCCGAAACAAAAAGCCAAGTGGATTAGGGAGGGCTAACAATTATAGAAAAAGATCCTATAAGAGCGAACTGTCCTCATCATGCAACTATACGATTCACTGTAGAAATAGTTAAAAGAAATACAGATGGAAGCTTAGACACAACACCATTAAGCACTAAAACTTTTAACAAATACGGTATTTCAAACGCGGCTGAATTTACTTTAGACGGTCTAAATGAGGCCGATTGTCTTAAACAAGTTAAAGATAAACTGGAGAGTTTAAATGGCTAGGTGGGAAAATGAAGATCTTTCAGGATTAAATATTCCTGAACCTCCTAAAACCACAGAAGTCTTCTATGGTAACGGAGGAAAGACGGCTGAACAAAAAATGGCATTTGCTAAATTAATCATAAAAGGTGATGCTGAAATTTATTATGTAAAATATGGAAGAGGAGATCTTCTCGATCCATATCACGCAGACAGGCTTACGTATAACAGGCCTTATTTTGATTTCAAAAAAGTTAAAAAAAATGTATTTGATTTGTATATAGAATATCTGAAATCTTCGAGTAGGATATTCCTTACTAGAGCCAGAAGGCTTATGATGGAGAACTAATATGAAACGTGGACCACTATCTAACGATGAGAAGTCTTACATAGAACAAAACTCCAATAAAACTGTAGCGTCTTTGTCTAAAAAGCTGAATAGATCAGAAACAATAGTTACTGGACATCTAGAAACTATTAAAGATGACGTAGATGCAACCACTATAACGCATAATCTATTTGCCCGAAAAAAGGAGAGAGGAGTGGTGGTAATGACAGAAGCGGCCTCAATAGTGTCAGATGAAAATAAAAACAAACGAAAAAATAAAGTAAATGTCTCTACCAGACATGAAGGATCAATACACAAGATTAAAGAGGACTGATATGCTTTGTACCAAACAAGACTCATATGTTCATAAACTCCTTATGGAAGATATAGAAATTCTCTGGAAATGCGCGCTGACAGACGGTCAAACTGTATGGTCAGATTATGACAGGCCCGGAGAAACGGGCTCTCCATGGGAGCGCCTTATGAATTTTTGTGAAGAAACTGGAGAATGTGTAACCAAGGTTCAAGTATTGGTTTTTGGCGCCCCTCAGGAAGTTTTGTTTGATAATCCCAACGGTTTGGACGGAGTGTTTGTAGTACGTGGCGTGTCTAAAGATATAAATATGGAAAGTGGAGCAGCTACTGCTTTTCAGCACTTGACAGCCGGCGTTTTAAATGATAACCTTGAAACTGTAGACGTTAGAAAATTTAGTTGGCCGCTGTGCGAATTCGAGGCACCCGTCCAAACTAGAAAATTGACCCCCGAAAACGTTAACCTAATGATTTTTAAAGATGGCTCAAAAAAGAAGCAAAGTAAGCAGGTTCAAGTCGCCCTCAACGGGTGAATATTGTGATGCTGCTCAGTACGCCGCTGAAATAATGTGTCAACGTAAATGCGAGAAAGATAACGAAGGCAGTCTGGCATATAAATTTTGGAACAAAAAACAAAAAAGGTCCTATCAAGGACAAATAGTTGCAGCTAGAAAGTTAATCAAAGAATTTGGTGAAGATGCCTTAATAAAATATATAAATTCCCCCAGAGGAAAGAACACCTATTCTCTGGGTTTTTTTAATCCACGTCCATTTGTTAAAAAAGAAGTGGCGTTTATGCGCCATCTTCTAGATCAACAGCCCAAGACTGAAGAAAATATTGTTAAAAAAATAGACAATACTTCTAAACCTCGTAAGGCCTTTGGTCAGACAAATCTGTTTTCTAAAATTAAAAGAGCTGAAAGGAGTGATGATGATTGTGGTAAAGAATAATCCATCCTTTAAAAAGGAAATTATTAAAAAGTATGGAAACGTGATATCGACAGGTAATCAGATCCTTGATCAACGAAAAGACTTCAAAGTTATATCTGTGGGACCATCTATAGATATCGCATTGGGAGGTGGGATTAAAGAGGGCTCTTGGATTATTTTGACGGGCGATCCTAAGTGTGGTAAAACAACTACAGCACTTCAAATTGCAGCTAACTGCCAAAAGGAAGAGCGCCCGATTATCTATTTAGATGCAGAAGGACGCCTCAAAGAAATGAATTTGTTAGGCGTAGATGGTTTGGATAAAGAAAAAATTCATATTGTACACGCAGAAGACGAGCCATTAAGTGCTGAGGCATTTTTAGACATCACAGTTAAATTAGTAAGCGCTAAAGAAAACTATAGGTGCGTATGTATTATTGATTCTACTTCAGCCTTAATGCCTGAAAAAGAACTAGATGGAGATATGTCCCCCGGACGAGCAGGTCTTCCCAAGCTGCTATCTGTTTTCTGCAAAAAACTAGGGCAAATTGTACCAAAGCAACGGGCTACTATGATTATTATTACTCATTTTATTGCTAATACGTCAGGCTATGGCGCCCCACGAATGCCAGACTGCGGTAAAAAAATACAGTATCAAGCCGATACACGTATGGAAGTTAAGTCTATAGCCGCGTGGGAGCAAAGAGATCAACAAGTAGGACAGGCTATTAATTGGCGTATATTATGTTCTTCTATGGGTCCTCCGGGAGGAGAATGTCAAAGCTGGCTAAAATATGGACATGGTATAGATAAGATTCAAGAGCTTATTATTCTAGGACAAGACCTCGGTATGATAGGTAAAGCTGGTGCTTGGTTGACGTGTGAGTTTATGGCATCCCATTTAGAGCTTGTAAAAGAAATTAATCCAGAAGTCAATATTGAAGACATGGAGGCAGTTTTGAAATCAGTAAAAGTACAGGGTCAAGAAAAACTATATCAGTTCTTGGATAAGAATCCTAAGGTGGTTCATATATTAGAAAGCGAAATAAAGGAGATGCTTTAGAGTATGAAAGTAAAAGGTCTTGACGGTAAAGAATACAGCTGGACACCAGCCCGTAACCAAGCAAGGTCAAAAGAAAGATCTAACTTACACGATAAAGCAAAAAAACTTCTTGAAGAAATTTTTCCTTTTGATAGAATATTAGAGGAGGTTTCTCTTCCGGGATCTAAAACAAGTATACGAAAGTCTGTTTTGCGTGCTGACTTTGTTGTTCCAAATAGAAATCTAATTGTAGAAGTCCATGGAGAACAACACTTCAAATATAATTCGCATTTTTTTAAAAACAAGATGAACTTTTATAAAGCACAGGCTCGGGACAAAGATAAAGTTGAATGGTGTAATCTAAACGATATTACTTTTGTAGCACTAAAATATAATGAGGACATAGATGAGTGGCGAAGCAAAATTGAATGAATTTTTATCCAAGGTAGAAGACTGGATAACAATCAATAATATTGATATTACGAAAGAAAATTCTACGGCTGGTATTATATTAAATACAAGTGAAATGGAACTACGGGCATTGAGTGCTGAGGAGTGTCTAGAAAAGGCATATACATTATATTCTCATGCAGACTATTTACAAAGCATTTACAATAAACAAAGAATAATTTTAGATTGGGCTGACGATAGCATCTGGTATATAATATCTCCAATTGTTAATCAATATGGTGACAAGTATACTAAATGGCAAGAAAAATATTGGAACGCCGTGAGAGAAAATCCTCTAGCTTCTGAAATTATTAAAATAAAAACACATACCCATGCCAGACTTAGTTCCCTTATCGAAAAGGCTGATAATGCTAAAAGAATGGGAGATATATTACAAAACCTGTCTAAGAGGAGAACATAATGTCAGTAATTGACACAGCTAAGGAACTATTAAAAAAGGGAATGGAACTTAACGATCCTGAACTTATTAAGATGGCCAATACGTTACTAGCAACAGTTGAGACGCCACCAGAAGAGCCCAAAGAAGAAGATCCGCAGAAAGATTCTCTAGTAACACGAAATGAAGACAACTTTATCTCATCAATAACCGATGATAAAGACCTGCGATCTGCTAGTGCTACACCAGTTAATCAAGGTAAACGTAAGAATCTTTTTGTTGATGATAAAATTGAGGCTATGGATGTCACCACCCCATCCTACAAACCAACTGCAAGAGATAGAAAAAAAGCTAAAAGGGTAGAGCAAAAATGTGAAGAGTGTCGTAAAACAAGTATTGTTCCAGAAGCGCACGCGCGAGATTTTTTTGTGTGTGATAGTTGCCTCGTAAAAAGGAGAAGATAATTGCTTAATATTGATATTAAAAAACTTGATGATACAGCAATTGTGCCCACTAAAAATAATACAAGTGATGCTGGTTGGGATCTTTACTCCTTAGAGGATAGGGAGATAGAGCGTGGCCGCAGAGCTACCATTGCTACTGGAATTGCTATGTCAATCCCAGAAGGATATGTTGGCTTAATTTGGCCTCGGTCTGGTCTAGCTGTTAAACGAGGGGTTGCAATTTTTGCTGGCGTAATAGATTCAGGATACAGAGGTGAAATAAAAGTATGTCTTTATAATGCTTCCAATGATCCATTTCCTCTAAAGGTTAGTGCTGGAGATAGAATCGCCCAAATACTTTTTCAGGAAGTTCCAGACTTTTCTTTGACAGTGGTTGATTCTCTTGATATAACTGAGAGGGGAGGAGATGGCTTTGGTAGTTCTGGCAAATAGGGAGATGATATGTATAACTATCGAGCAAAATTAATTCGCTGTATTGACGGTGATACTGTCGAATTCGATGTAGATCTAGGGTTAAAGCTTACGGCACGTCTTCGTTGTAGGCTTATAGGTGTTAATACTCCTGAACGGGGACATGTAGATTACAAAACGGCTACCAATGAACTTAAAAAATTAATAGTAGCTAATATGGATGACCGTGGTAACGTGAATGTTCGAACATATAAAACAGGAAAGTATGGAAGATGGCTAGTTGAGATTGGTGAAAATGGCACTGTTAATAAGGCCATGGCTGAGAAGTGGCCGTGGCATGGACCATAGGAGATATAATGAAGATCAATTTGTTAAATGCTTTATATCTGATTGGCCTTGGTGTTTGTCTAGCAATGACGGTTTCAACATCCTCCACTCCTCCACAAAAAACCATAGAAAGTAAATTTGAAGAAATATATACTATCTTAACTAAGATGAATGAATACGAAAATTGCTTGGTGGATACACAACTAAGAAGTTTGCACTACGCAAAACCCCACACGGAAATGCAAAAGTTTTGTACGGAGTGTTACGATCTATGGGGTACTGAAGACAAACAAATTGTAGAAATTTCAGTAGAAAAACTAAATCAACTTCAGCAAATAAAAGAAGAGTCTACAGATTTGCCAGAAGAAAAGCTTTCTGTTGAAGAAGAGCTAGATTCTATAATTACGCTACTGAAAGGACACCGTTCATTTTTGTATATGATACGCAACTCTGAAGAAAGAACATATCACTATCTAAAAAGCCACACCCATGAAGGAGCTGGGGCCATTGAAAAATGCCCCGATTGTATGAAACTCAGGAGCAAACAGACAACAGAAACAACTTTTATTTCTAGACAAGAGTATGAGAAACTCATTAAAAAATAGGGGGATATATGCAATACGTTGTTTATATTACTTTACCAGATGGACAAGCCAAACATTTGAAAATAAAAGCAACGGATTGCAAACAAGCTGAACAAATAGCAAAGGATAAATATCCAAGTTCTGAAGTCGGTAGAATTTCAGCCGTCACACAAGAGCTTAATTATTTTAAAGCCATCAAAAAATGGAAAAAGTAAGCAAAAGAAATTTACAGGATCTAGCTGCCGAAAGGGCTGTACTGGCTGGTCTATGTCAATATGGCCTAGATGCCTTTTTGAATATTGATTTTATTGATACTGATCATTTTACTAATGAAATGAATCAGATCATTTTCAAATGTGTCAAGAAGGTAATCTCAGAAAGTAGTCATGTAGAACTAGCCTCTATTTTAGCGGCAGCTAACAATCTAAACCTGTATGAAAATATTAATAATAAAAATGAGATAGGATTTTTACGATCCCTTTTCAATTTTCCTATCCATAAAGATAATATTAGTATTCATGCGGCCAAAATAGCTAAGCTAAAACTAGCTAGAAATATTCAGCAGACTCTCAAGGTTTGTGAAAAACGCCTCAACACTATTAGTGGTGATGAGGATATAAATGATTTAATTACTATGGTAGAGTCGCCAATACTGGACGCTACCTCTGCAATATATGAATCATCTAGTCATCAACCAGAAATAATTGGTGACGAAGTAGAAGCATACATTCACCATCTCGCAGACAATCCTACCGATATGATTGGTATTAGTAGTGGTTTCTCAATTTACGATCAGGCTATAGGAGGCGGCTTTAGAAGAAAGTGCGTAGACCTTGTGGCCGCGCGACCAAAAGTTGGTAAGTCTATGTTTGGTGATGAAGTGGCTCTGCATGTGACACAGAATTTAGAGATCCCAGTGTTGATGTTAGACACGGAAATGTCTAAAGAAGATCATTTGAATAGAATGCTTGCTAATCTCAGTGGCGTAGACATCAATAGAATATCTACTGGAAAATTTGCAGAAAATGAGATAGACAAAAAAAAGATAGAGGAAGCCGCCGAAAAGCTTAAGGCTATACCTTATCATTATATTAGTATTGCGGGACAGCCTTTTGAAAATATCTTAGGGCTGATGCGTAAGTGGCTATATCAACACGTAGGAATAGACGAAAATGGTAGAACTAAAGACTGTTTAATAATATATGACTACCTTAAGCTAATGGGATCAGATGGTATTTCTAACTCCATGCAAGAATTCCAGTTGCTTGGTTTTCAGATTACCCAACTCCATAATTTTTGTGTTAAGCATGATGTGCCATGTTTAAGTTTTGTGCAATTGAATAGAGATGGTATAACTAAAGAGTCAACGGATGTAGTTTCTGGTTCTGATCGTTTGATTTGGCTATGTACAAGCTTTACTATATTCAAGATGAAATCAGATGAAGAGATAGCAGACGACCTCGAAGAAAATGGCAACAGAAAATTAGTGCCCGTAGTAGCACGTCATGGGGCTGGCCTAGATGATGGCGATTATATCAACATGAATATGTTCGGAAAGTATGGTAGAATAGAAGAAGGCAAAACACGTAATGAATTGAAAAAAGCCACCAAGAAAACTGATCGAGGATTTGAAACTGATGAAGATTACGAAGCCACAGATATCGCATCTGTCTAATCAGCTGTTTGATAGAGTGTCAGATCTATTAGACCATTTTGAAATAGAGCCCGTGGAACACCACAATAGGCTTGTCTTTCCATGTCCAATACATGGGGGAGATAATCCTGAAGGGTGTTCTATTTTTACAGATGGGGATGTCATCAAGGGAAATTGGAAATGTTGGACACGACAGTGTGAAGAGGATTTTGCTTCTAGCCTGTTGGGTTTTGTGCGTGGTGTATTAAATCATCGTCTTGATAAAGAAGTCAACCTGATAACGGCATTTGAATACTGCCTCAAATTTCTTGATACAAAAATTGAGAACCTAGAGACTTATAGTGAACCCCTAGAAATAAATAAAGAGTTGAAGTTGCTTGAGGTTTTTGAAAGAAAACCCCAACGTTTTTCACATCCTGTCAAACGAGAAGAGGTACGCAGAAGAATAAATATACCCGCTAAATATTATATTAACAGAGGATATTATCCAGAAACGCTTGATTTGTTTGATGTGGGACTTTGTTTAGAAAAAAATAGGCCAATGTCAGGAAGAATTGTTGTTCCAATCTACGATGAAGACTATAATTATGTTGGATGCGTTGGTAGATCAACATCTCCAGACATGCAGCCTAAGTGGTTACATAGTAAGGGCTTCCGAAAATCCTATCTTTACGGTTTAAACTTAGCTCTTGAGCACGTTAGAAAAACTGGTACCGTTATCTTAGTAGAAGGTCAAGGAGACGTATGGAAAATGCATGAGGCTGGTTTTCCAAATACGGTTGGAATCTTCGGAGCCAGCCTCACTGATGATCAATTGGTATTGTTAGAACAAAGTGGAGCACTAAATGTAGTGATTCTTACGGATTCTGATGAAGCGGGCGAGAAGGCAGCTGAACAAATAGCCGAAAAAGGCGGAAGAAGATTTAATTATTATCGTCCTAAGATCTCCGAAAAAGATGTTGGAGATATGACTATTGAGAAAATCAAAGAAGAACTTAGTGACCAAATCCAAGGAGCATCTCTATGAACAGAATTCTTGCTTTTGCTGGTACCAAACAGTCTGGCAAAAACACTTGCTGTAATTTTTTACATGGTTACCAACTGAGATCACACCATATTGTAGATAATTTTTCTATTACTGAAGATGGTGGATTGGCTGTAGACACAAAAACTATAGATGCCGAAGGTCATGAACAGCAAAACCAAGGCCTTCTGGATATTACTAGGAGTGACCTAGAATTTGCCGAGTGGGCGTCTAATAACATGTGGCCCTTTGTAAAGCATTATGCATTTGCTACCACCCTTAAGGAAATGTCTATAGCTTTATTTGGTTTGACCCGAATACAGTGTTACGGCACCGACAGACAAAAAAACACTATGATACCAATGAGGTGGGAAAATATGCCCGGATGCAAAAAGTCTTCCTCGGGACAAATGAGCGCTAGGGAATTTCTACAATATTTTGGTAGTGATATTTGTAGAACCATTAAGGAAAATATTTGGACAGATACCACAATAGACCAAATAGAAAGAGAAAACCCTTTAGTGGCAATCATCAGTGATTGTAGATTTCCAAATGAAGCAGAAGCGATTCAAAATGCTGGTGGTAAGGTAATTAAATTAACTAGACATAAAGACACAAAAGATAAACATACTAGTGAAACAGCCTTGGAAAACTGGGAAGATTGGGATGCTGTTATAGATAACCAGAATTTAAGTATCTATGAAACAAATGTAGAACTTGTAAAAACGTTAGATAGCTGGGGATGGTTGGGCAATGTAATACAAAAACCAGAACCAGAACCAGAACCTAAAGTTAACAAAGAACTTGTAGGTGGAATCCATAAATTTAAAGAGAGCCCATGATAGTAACATACATTCGTAGTTCGTCCTACAACAATTATGATTATTGCCAAATGCAATATTTTATTACATATGTATTAGGTCATCAATCTATTTCTGGAAAAAAGGCCCAACTGGGCACCATTGTTCATAAGGTCATGGAATGCCTAGCCTCCTGTAAAAAAAGAATGCAGCGTAAAGAAAACAAACAGATGTCTATTACTGATGATGCCCTTGGAAAAATCCAGTTCTCTAAGAAACAACTTAGCACTAAGAAATTTGTTAATAATTTGTTGGATTTAAGTTATGACTACTACACTAGTACGTGTATTCATAATTATACAAATGCAGATTTTAACTTTTGCAAGAAATCAACTTGGGATGCCTTAGAATATAATGATGGACAATTTGATCCTCGCAATAGAAATGTCATTGCTAGTGAGCCTCAATTTGACATTCCCATAGAAGAAGATTGGGCTGAGTATTCTTATAAAATGCCAGACGGAAAAAAAATAAACGGAAGACTAGCCATCAAGGGAACTATTGATTTGGTTACACAAGTAGATGATAACACTATAGAAGTTATTGATTGGAAAACAGGACGTAGATTAAACTGGGCTACCGGAGAAGAAAAAACTTATGAGAAATTGATTGAAGATCCTCAATTACTATTGTATAATTACGCTATATCTAAGATGTTTCCACAATATGATCAAGCTATTATGTCTATATTTTATATTAGGGATGGGGGTCCGTTTAGTATGTGTTTTGATAGAAACGATCAAAATAAATTTTTATACATGCTAGGGAAAAGATTTCAACAAATACAAAAGAACGATAAGCCTCTTCCTATTTCAAAAAATCGCAACCACTGGAAGTGTACAAAATTATGTCATTTTTACAAAAACAAATGGCCCGGAACTAACAAATCAATGTGTCAGTATATTGAAGAAGAGCTGAAAGGAAGCAGTATGAAAGACACAGTTGGCAATTGCACTAAAAAGGATTTTAGTATTGGCCATTATGAAGCGCCGGGCTAACAGAAAAAGGAATGTAGTATGAGTCTTTTACGATTAGATAAATTAACGGATTCTACGGTACAAGATTTGTCTCCCTCATTTAATCATCTGCCTTCCACAGAACATAAGGATGGCAAATATAGATTGCGACGATATTCTGTGGTAGAACTCATGGTAGAACCTACAGCTATTAAAGCACTTCCTATTAATCAATTTATGCAGACAGACAAATATAATAACTTTCAAGGTAATGTTGAAAGAAAATTTGAAAATATTGATGAGAGTGCGCTCTATAGCGACGGCATGAAAGAGATAATTTATCAATTTAGAATGGTGAATTCTCTTCCTCATACTACTCTTGTTGAGATACATCAAATGCGTATTGTTACACTATATGAGGAAACCCCAATTTCTCCAGAAGGCGTACACCAAGATGGAAATGATTTCATAGCAACGGTAGGAATAGCAAGACATAACATAGAAGGCGGCCATCTTTTAGTTTATATGGAAAAAGACGAGGAACCCTTTATTTATTTGCCATTAGAGGCGGGATATATGGTAACAATGGACGATAAAAAATTATGGCATCATGGGCGTCCCATTAAATCTCTTGACCAAAATAGTGATGGTTATATGGATGTGTTTATTCTAACAACCAAGGTGGCTAATAAACTACTTGCATGGTAAACAAATGAATATTTTTTATTCTCAAATAGGACAGGACAAGTGGGTGCTAGATAGGCATGATAACAAAACTGGAGGATTTTTTGTTGACATAGGTGCTCATGATGGTATTGAGCTATCTAACACCTATACCTTGGAAAAAGATTTTGGTTGGTATGGAATATGTGTGGAAGCAAACCCAGAGTCATTTATAAAATTAAAAGAAAATAGAACATGCTCCTTAGAAAATTCTCCTGTGTTGGATACAAGCGGTATAACTGTACCATTTTATGCGCATGAGGAAGATCCGATGCTATCTGCGGTAGCTCCTTTTGGCTATGTAAAAGATTACGATAATAATTGTTTTCGTTACCCGCAGCACCATCTCACAACAATTAGCTTAAATAATTTATTGCAAAAACATGGAGCGCCTTCTACCATAGATTATATTAGTATAGATGTAGAAGGGTTTGAAAAAGAAATATTAGAAACATTTAATTTTACAGAATATGACATTAAATGCTGGACTGTAGAAGCAAATGGTCCCGATACAGAATTAATACTAGACATGTTTAAACATGAAAACTACACTACGGAATTAAGAAGTTGGGATATTTTTGTTTGGAGATAAATATGATTGAAATAGCAATTACAGAAAAAATGAAACAGCGGGCTTGGCGTAAGGCACGTAGTATGGGTAAACTAAAGAACTCCATAACTGCTGGCGACGGAAATATTGCTGGATTTTTAGGAGAAGAGGTTGCCAATGAGATAATCAATGGTATAGTATCAAATACTTACGACTACGATATTCTCTACGAAACAGCATCGAGTAAAATCAAATACGATGTCAAAACCAAAAGATGTACGAGTGAACCTAAACCATTTTACGAATGCAGCGTGGCTGCCTATAATACTAAGCAAGAGTGTGATAGGTATGCGTTTGTAAGGGTGGAATATAAAAGTGGAAAATGGGGGAGGGCTTGGTTATTAGGTTGGTTAGCAAAGGAGGATTATTTTAGGAGCGCGCACAAGTTGCGTAAGGGACAGACTGACCCATCAAATGGATTTAGGGTCAAGG